TAAGCACGGAGAACACTACCAGAAAACCCACGGGGCATGGGCTAACGGTGAAGATAGTGCTATTCCTGCACTAGCACCTGATAAAGAACCTGATGCAAAATGGTCAGCGGAAGCAGTTGCTCAAGCACGGGCTATACGAGAACGAGCGCTTGCAGTAGAACCAAAAGTTACTGAGTTGATGAAAACAATTCAAGAAAATTCTGGTGGAGAATTTGTTCAATTAGACCAAAGAGTTAAATCAACAGATTCTTTAGCAAGCAAGATTGATAGAGATGCCGTTTCAGAATTTGATGGCGATAGGTCAAGGTCGGCTGATGCTGTCTCTGATGCAGTTCGCTACACCCTCAAGGTTGGCGATGATGGTTATGCCCAATCCCTTGATTCAACGGTCAAGGCTCTTGAGGCATCGGGCTTCAAATTGCGAGTTAAGAATTTCTGGCAGTCTGGTGACCCTTACGATGGAGTCAATATCAAGGCTACAAAAGACGGAATTACAGTTGAAATCCAGTTGCACACACGCAGTTCGTTTGCCCATAAAGAAGGCGAGGGTGGAACACACCCAATTTACAAGGCTTATCAGGTTGAGTTGAACGATTCCAAGCGTGAGAGTATGTGGAATCAAATGATTGAAATTGCTAGAGGCGTATCCCGCCCAGCCAACTACGGGTCAATTCTGGCTACGGGAACCCTTGTCCTACAGCAGTTCCAAACTGCTCAAGAGGCTGGCTTGATTAAATCAACCCCAGTTGGTAATATAACTACCAAGAGAGGAGGACAAGCATGAGATATTTCGTAAAGATGAGTAGAGGCGTACCGTTTAACCTGTATCGCTTCGACATAATCAATGAAGAACGCTGGTATCCGACACAAGGCTGGACACCTACACGCGTTATTTCAGCCTATCTAGTTATGGGCGAAGGCGATTATGAAGAAATTACAGAGTCTCTAGCACAAGAATCATTCCCTGATGCCTTTGCAATCACAAAGAGCATTGGGGCTTATGAGGTCTCTAAGGCAGAGGAAGCAAAGCGCTACACACTCGGAGCAATGTATATCCCTGACCGTATTGATGCTCACGGTGAATGGACAGATTCAGATGAGTTGCAGAGAGCAGTCTGGGATTATGTAAAGAGCAATGACCGCCGTATCCGTCTACAGCATAACCGCGATGTAGTCGCTGGTGAATGGGTGGAAGTCATGGCGTTCCCATACGAATTAACAGTTCCGATTAAAACCCTAACTGGTTTAGAAGTAAGCCACACTTATCCACCCAACACAGTATTTCTTGGAGTTATTTGGGAGCCTTGGGCGTGGGAGAAAGTTCAGGCAGGAGAAATTCTTGGATATTCAATCGGCGGTAAAGCAGAGCGCCTTTATGTTGATATGGAAGAAGTTGAAAAAGAAGATGGTCCAGGAGTCAATGATGTCCATGTTGATACAATAATGAAACCTAAAAAGAAAAAGGTTAAAGATGAAGCCAAGTGAAAAAGCAATCCTTGATGTGCTACGCAAATCAACACTTGCTTATCTAACAGATGTTGAGTTCGCTGGCATTGAAAAAGCAGTCGAGAGAGACGGCATCTTAAACCTTACTGGTGTTTCTAAATCAGTTTTAGTCGAAGCAGTTCAAAAGCACCAAGAACACGACCAATCATCACACGGAGCGTGGGCTGGTACAGGCGGTGGTGTTGATTCAATGACACAGACATCCCTTGATAGAGGAAAAAAGGCTTTAGAAGGTAAAGATTACAAAGCGATGATGCGCGACTACGACAAGATGGAAGCCAAGTGGCGCAAGAAACTTGATAAGCCATTTGACCCAGAAGGAGCCGAAGAATACGGCGACCCACAAGATTTAGCCACAACCGATTTCTACCGCAAGTACGGAGCGTTTCCAGCAGATGTTCAACTTTATGCTGAGGCGCTACCAGCAGTTGAAAAAGCAAATTCAGTAAAGCAAGGCGATATGGTTTCTTGGAATTCTTCGGGCGGTAAGGCTCAAGGCAAAGTAGTCCGAGTTGTATCAAACGGAAAAATCAATGTTCCTGATTCAAGTTTCAAAATTACTGGAACAGAAGATGACCCAGCAGTTCTTATTCAGTTGTACCGAGATGGTAAGCCAACAGAAACTAAAGTAGGACATAAAATGTCTACTCTAAAAAAAAACTCTGAAGTAACTAAACACGGCTCCCACGACCAATCATCACACGGAGCGTGGGCTAACGGTAAGTACAACCCAGATGACTCAGAGGGCGAAGATTCTCCAGAGCCAAAAAATGACAGACCATATCCAAAGTTTCCTAATACGAAGGATGACTCCGAGGGTGAGTTCGAAGAATTAGATGCCGATGACCCACGCTGGATGGATGATATGGACATCATGCGCCCGTCTCGAATTACGCCAAGTCAGAGATATACAAACTAAATGCAAAGCATTATCGAGGACACAGCCCAGATATTGCGAGGGATGGGTTTAGAGGTAAATGCAGTAGCCACAACCCCTAGATTCGCTGGGCTTGTCGCTAAGTTGCCCAACGACTCACAGGTATTTTTTGTCTGGAGCGAGATGGATGAAGGCGACTTTCACTTCCGAGTTGCCCGTTTCTGGCAGAGCGATAACCCATTTTCAATGATGGCTTTTGAGGATTTGATAAGCGCTCTGGTTAATTTGAGGATTTTGATTTCTTCTTAAAAAGGGTGAAATTACACCTGTGTTATTCTTATCCAGTCAAGACCCGTGTTTATCTACCAGTCCATACTGGATTAGGTAGGCACTTTTCGTTAGGAGTGAATGTTGGCTCGAACCCGCAAAATGGCAAATCTCGTCATTGAGGAAACATCTGGAGTAGACCATCCTGCACACTTACATGAGGGTTGGTTGGTTATGAAATCAGCCGATGAATCTGAAGTTCAGAGAGTCTTAGACGAAACGCTCACCGAGGAGGACTCCATCATGGAGGAAACAACAACCGCGGCTACTGATGCACAGGTCGAAAAGGCTGAAATGACAATGGAAGATGCGATGAAGAAAATCGCTGAACTTGAAGGCAAACTTTCAGAAATGGAAATGTCTAAGGGCGAAAAAGAAATGTCAGAATCAGATAAGACCGAGGATGAAATGGAATACATGAAGTCCGCTCCTGAGTCAGTCGTCAAAATGATTGAAGATTTCAAAAAGCAAGCAGAGACAGCAACCGAAGAACTCCGTAAGGAGCGCGAGGCTAAGGCTGATGCTGAAGCAATTGAAAAAGCAAAGGGATTCTCAAACTTGAATCTTGATGCAGAGAAGGTTGGACCAGCGCTACGCCGTTTGTCCACAGTTGATGCAGACCTAGCAAAATCAGTAGAGGAAATCCTCACATCTGTAAATGCTCAGGCTGAATCAGCAAACATTTTTGCTGAAATCGGGAAATCAGCAGACTTCACTACAGGCGATGCCTACAGTCGTTTGACTGCCTTGGCTAAGTCGGCAGTTGAGGAAGGAAATGCAAAATCTTTCGAACAAGCGTTCGCTAGTGCCGCATCTTCCAATCCTGAACTTTATGTCCAATACCGTAATGAAAAGGGTGCATAACCATGGCATACGAAATCAGTAATTACTCGGTAAAGGTCACCCTCGTTGCAGGTGCCGACCTTTCCACAAAGCAGTACACATTCGTGAAGTTAGATTCTTCAGGACAGGCAGTAGCGGCAGCAGCCGCAACTGATATTCCTGTTGGAGTCCTTCAGAACGCTCCAACTTCAGGACAGGAAGCAGAAGTGCTTATTGTCGGAGGAACAAAGATTGTCGCTGGAGCCGCTATCGGCGAAGGCGCACTTGTTGGAACAAGTTCAACAGGCAAGGCAGTTGCTCTTGTCGCTGGAACAGATACAACAAAGTATGTTGTCGGAACACTACTAACTGAATCTGCGGCAGATGGAAACATCGTCACAGCAGTCGTAAACTGCGCTAATCCAGGCAGAGCGGCTTAAGGGGGATAACTAAAAATGCCACAGCCACATATCAATAGCGTTCACATTGATGCTATTCTCACAAACATCTCGGTTGCTTATCTTCAGAACCAAGACAACTTCATTGCCGACAAGGTATTCCCAGTAATCCCTGTTGATAAGAAGTCAGACAAGTATTTCACTTACACCAAGAACGATTGGTTCCGTGACGAGGCTCAGCGCCGCGCACCTGGAACTGAATCTGCTGGTGGCGGTTACAATCTTTCAACTGGAACATACTCAGCAGATGTCTGGGCGTTCCACAAGGATGTAGATGACCAGACACTTGCTAACGCAGACTCACCACTTAACCCACTCCGCGAATCAGCAGAGTTTGTTACACGCCGTTTGATGCTTCGCCGCGAACTTCAGTTCGTAAGCGACTTCTTCACAACAGGCGTATGGGCTGACGATGTAACAGGTGTTGCTGGCGCTCCATCAACAGGCGAGACAAAGCAATGGTCAGATTACGCATCATCAGACCCAATCGCTGACATCGAAGCAGGTAAGGCTGAGATTCTTGGAAACACAGGAATGGAAGCGAACACTCTTGTTCTCGGATACGATGTATTCAAGTCACTTAAGAATCACCCAGACTTGGTAGACCGTATTAAGTACACATCTTCACAGACAATCACAACCGATATGCTCGCGGCAATGTTCGACATTCCACGCGTTATGGTTGCAAAGGCTGTAAAGGCAACAAACAACGAAGGCGCATCAGAGGCTTACGGCTTTGCATTTGGCAAGGGCGCACTCCTTACCCATGTGGCTCCAAACCCAGGACTTCTTACACCTTCAGCGGGTTACACATTCGCTTGGACAGGTGTTTCAGGTGGTCTCGGACAGACAATCGGTACTTCACAGTTCCGTATGGAGTCAATCAAGTCAGACCGCATCGAAGCGGAAATGGCGTTTGATAACAAGGTAATCGGAGCAGACCTCGGTTACTTCTGGAACACAATCGTTGCTTAATTAAGTTGCGAGAAGGGGAGGGTCTGAAAAGGCTCTCCCCTTCGTTTATTTAGGAGAAAAATGAAAGCACAGATTCTCAAGAGAATGGTTTCTCTAGGACAGAACCTT